ATTACCCTGAACACCAGTATTAATTCTTACCCAAGAACTTCCATTCCATTGCCAAGTCGTATCATTTGCAATGTAAATTTGATTTAGACTTGGACTATCTGGAAAATTAAGTGCCGCCATTATAGTTTTTAGTTATTTATTGAGGTTTAACCGGCCAATCAAATCCAGAGATACCTGTAGGATTTGTAGGGTCTAGAACCGGAGTTGCTGTTTCTGGAAGGTTCCTTAATGCTTGTTGATACACTGCCCATTCTTCTGGAACTGATGTATTAGTACTATAAGATCTCATAGTGACCCAATCAGTTTCGGCAAGTAGTTTATCTCTATGAACTCTTAACCTTCTCATTGGTTCTGCTGCTTTGAGTTCTTCTATTTTTGCTTCAACTTCTTCTCTTGTTGGTTTGGTTTGAGTTTCATCTAACCAAATAATACCTTCGTAAATTTCTCCATTTACGCACCAAGATGCTCCTGGTCTTAATAATTGAAGTGCTGCTGTTACGTCCATTATGCTGATACCTCTACTAATGTAATTGAAGATGCCCCTCTTCCATCCGTTGGATCTCTATCAATTTGAGTTCTATTTACAAAAACAGTTCCTGACCCCTCATTTCCTGTTTGAAGTTTATATGTTACCGAAGATGTTGTTGCTGGAGAATCCAAGAACGTTGCTGTAATATTTAACATTGCATATCCATCAGTTACATACATTCCACCAAATGCCTGTACTCTAGATCCTGCAGCATCTCCTGCAAAAATTAAATTGCCATTTCTCAATAATCTAACATAAGCGTTAGTTACGTTTGGTGTGCCCGATCCATTTATATTAATTAGAACTAAAATTTTACTTGATGAAGATCCTGGAGTAATTGAACAACTCATTCCCGTAATATCGACAAATCTAGCTGAAGTAGTTGTAAAAGTATCAGTCTTTACAGTCTGCACAATTTGTAAAATACTGCCGGTGCTGTTTAGAATTGGTTTTCCTGTTGTTGTTTGAATATTATTAGTCTGTAAAGTGCCAGCAAAATAAGCATTCCCATTTGCTAATGAAATATAAGATTGTAATGTATTTGTACCTCCACCAATAAATCCAATGGAATTTCCCGGTAATCCAGAAACAGTAGAGTCAATTTGGCGATGGTAGATTCCCCAGTTGCTTCCAGTATCGGCAGAATCCAAATATATCCAAGAATCTCTATCGTTAGGTTGAGAATAAAGAAATACATTAGATGCTGGATTAACAGTTTGATATGAATTTAAGACTAAACTATTAATTCCTCTATATCTCTCTGCACGTGTTGTTCCATTTACATCTAAAGTAAATGATGGCGATTGTCCTAAACCTAAAGAACCAGTAGAAGCATTGTAGATAAAATTTCTCGTTGAAGCAACTTGGGCAGTTTGATTACTACCTGCTGTAGTAACCATAACCGGGAATAAACTAGTGTCCGTTGTATCATCAGTTGCATTGATGGTTGTAGAAGGTCCAGAAGCACCTTGAGTCCCTTGAGAACCTGTAGCACCTTGTACTCCGGTAGTCCCTTGAGAACCAGTTGCCCCCTGTGCTCCAGTGATACCTTGAATGCCCTGAACTCCTTGAGTACCTTGCACTCCCTGAACCCCTAATAAACCTTGAGTACCTTGTGCTCCTTGAATACCAGCAGAAGAACCTCCCCAAGTTCCGTCTGGTCTGATTGCCTGAACTCCACCGACAAAAACTCCACCAGTTAAAATTACAGAAGTTCCGACACCAACTGTATTATCAGTCTGATTAACTGTTACATAAGAACCAAATTGGGATAATTCTCTGTTATTCGCCATTATAGGTTTTTAGTTATTTATTCAATAACAAAAAAGGTGAATTATGACTTATAGAGTAATCCAACGATCATTCGTAAGAGTCCAATTGACAACCTCAACAATCCTTTCTTTTACAGACTTTGAAGGAACCCATCCCATTTCTTTCATCTTACTTCCATCCAAAGCATAACGCAAATCGTGACCTGGACGTGAAGAATGAAAATCTACAAGTTCATACTTAAGATCCTTTCCTTGAGCATCTGCAATAATTTGAGCAAGTTCAAGATTATTCAATTCTTCAGAACCAACAATGTTAAATTTAGGGCACTTGGCACCACCATAAGTAGGTTCAAGTTTACCTGAATAATTTAAAAGAAACAAAACAGCAGATGCAACATCTTCTGCGTGAACATAGTGTCTTGATCCTGGAATAGTTTTTGTTGAATCACTATGAATTGTTACAGTTTCTCCATTATGAATTTTACGAATACACATAGGAATGTATTTTTCTGGATGTTGCCTTTGCCCAAATACATTCATTGTATGAGTAATATAGATTGGAAGTCCATAAGTATTCTCATAAGCAACAGCAAGTTCTTCTCCACCCGCTTTAGTTGCACTATAAGGATTTGTGGAATTATACCGATCATTCTCCTGATACTTAATTCCACTTGGAGCAGGTCCAAACACTTCATCAGTGCTGAAATAAACAAAGCGTTCCAGATTATTTTGTGTTTTAGCAAACTCAAGAATATTACAGGTTCCTACAACATTATCCAACACAAATTCCATTGGATATTCGATACTACGATCAACGTGAGAACCTGCAGCAAGATGAAGAATATAATCAACTTGTCCAATTTCAGTCCTAATCAAAGGATTAAGATCTGCTTTAAGATCGTGGTGTACTATTTTTACACGCTTACGAACTTCAGGATCAAATGAAAGCATTAGATCGTGAAGACGATTTAAGTTTCCACTATAATCCAATCTATCAAGAGTGATAATTTCCCAATCAGTATTCTTAAGAATTTGACCAATCAAATGGTGAGCGATAAATCCAGCACCACCAGTAATAAGAGCACGTTTCATAATCATAATTAATACAATTTAATTTCTTTATAATGGGAATTTGTTTCTTCGTTAATCATTCGTTTTATTTCTGATCTTCTATCATTGGTTTTATAGACAGATCGAGCGAGTTCAATGAACTCATCATCAAACTCTTGTAATTTTTCTTTCTCTCTAATTTTGTCTTCCACTCCCCATAATACACTATTCACTTCAAAAAGTAAATGCAAATGTGTTTCATCATAAACTTCAAGATCTTGTGCAATTTGAATTAAATCTTGAAGTTCTTTTTGTACATATTCATTATCAGTATATTGAAATTTAATTTGAAGAATAGAAATCTTATCTAGAAGTTCTCCCACTGATATGGGAATTGTAATTTTCATAGTGGATTATTCAAATCAAAGTTATTCTGAATAAACTCAATCAACTCTTTATTCTTCGAAGCAACTCCAAGTCCAAAAGTATGGGTAAAGGTTACTTTTGGAAGATCAAGTTCTTCAAAGAATTTCTTTACACCATATTGATTTCCATTCAGTTCTTCAATGCAAGTGTCGTGGAATAGAATGACTCCATTTTCTTTTACAAATGGACTCCAGGTTTCATAATCGTGTTTGACTGATTCGTATGCGTGATCACCATCAATATGAAGAATATCAATCTGCTTATCCCAAGTCTTTGCAACATCATCAAAAAGTCCTTTGATAAAAGTCACATTATCTTTCATAAACAATTTCTCTTGCTTATTCAAAACATACTCATAAGATCCGTGATTTCCGCCAGTGAATTGATCTCCTTCAAAAGTATCAACACCATAAACGTGACCAATACGAGGCATAGCAAAACAGAAAGTTGAGAATCCCCAATCAACTCCAAGATCTACAGTTACTTCTGGTTTGACTTGCGACACTAACCATTCTGCAAATCTACGATGCCCCCTCCAACAGGAAGGAATATCTTCAAGATTGGTTAAGAATAATTTATCAATGGCATCAATTCTTTCTGGTGATGAAAGCATATCTGGATTAAAACCAGTTGCAAAAATTGTAAGATTGGGATTATTTAATTTCTTGGAAAGTTCAAACAAATATCCAAATGCTTGAGATAAATGACTGCCTCCCATATTCATACCTTCACTGACTGCGTGGAAAGCATAATTCATTCCTCTTTGCATATCACCCATACTCAATAGAATTTGGCTAAGACGAATAAAAGCAATAATTCTAAAACTATCAAAATATGGTTTAGATACATTCAAAAACTCTTGCCCATACTCAAGTGCCTTTTCTCTATTTTGGACATTGAAATAATGACTAAAAATAAACCAAATCCAATACCAGTTAGTTGGATCTTTTTTATGTTCCCTTTCGCAGATACTGAAATAGAATAGTTCCTTATCTACTGTCTTATGAATTTTTTTCGTAATCTTAATCGTCGTATCTACACCAACTTCATTGAGATACTCTTCTGTTGGAATAAAGTTTGGAACTTCGTGGACTGCATTCACCCAAGTATAATTCTTGGTTCTATGAAAACGAGTATGAACTTCATTAGACTGTACAGGTTCACCAGTTCCATTATCATCAAATCTTAAATGCCTGAACGTAGTAAATTCATCTGCAATTACACCAAATCCTTCTGGATGAAACTCATCAATGTCCTCATTGAAATCAAGTGCAAATGCCCAATCAGTTTCTACATAAGACAGTGCCTGATTTCTTGCAACTGAAAAATCAAACTCTTCTCTGGTTTGTGGGTGCTCATAAACTTTAATCCCAGCATCTTTGAGAAGTTGAACAGTATCATCTGTACTTCCAGTATCAACGACTACTACATCATCAAACTTCTCTGCATTCTTGAGAAACTTTTCAATATTTTTTTCTTCGTTCTTTGCAATTGCATATAGTGTTACTTTCATAAGTATGTGCTCCAATCAATACAAGGTGATAAAAATTGAGAATGACAATGTGTAGAATAACCGGGAATACTTGAGATTAAATTCCTTCCTCTCTTATGTAGTTCTAAAAATTTACCGTGATCTGCGGAAGGTTCATAACCAGTTGAGAAGTGCCTATGAATTTCTTGATCCTCTTTGAGTGTCTTAAACTTCACTGCAAAAGTATTTGTGGTTGAAGGTGTGGGCATCCAGTGGGAGTATTTGGTTGCTAGAACTTTAGTCATAAAGTCTTTATACATCTCCTGATACTTGTCTGCGTGGTCGTACAAGGTCACATACTGCACTTGAAGAGTAAATCCATCCATAAGAACCTTATCCCATTCTGGACGATGCACATAATCATCCTCAAGAAAATAAATGATTGTCTCATCATCAAATTCTTGTGAAAGAATATGATCTAGAGTCTTACAAAAACTAGAACTTTCCTTTCCACAGTTGATTGTTACTGCTTCTTCATCTTTGAGAAAAGTATCTTCCTGTTTTCCATAACATTCATCAAAGATGATTGTGTAATTAGTGGTTTCTGGATTGAGTGTATTCTTGAAATTATGGAATACTTTTTCTTTATCCCACCAATCTGGACGATTTGCTCCTGAAAGATTGACTTTGGATGTATAACAATGTCTTAAAAATACTTCAATCATATGTTAAATTTATCATAAAGTTTAGTGTTTTCTTCACCAATCACTTCTTCTGGTGGTGGTGAAGTTCTTTGAAGTTTTGGACGAATTTGATGAAGATTATCAATACCCCATTCGTGATCTTTTTCTTCCGCACAAGTATTGAAGATACTAGAAAAATCGTGTGAGTGTGATTCTATTTCTAGAAACTCATAGATATTATCCAGTTCTCTTTCTGGTTTTTGTGTAAGATCATTATAATCCACTAGATGAATATTTGAACGATTATGAGTTAATCCATACACCAAACTTTCATAAGGATCGCAGACATAATTTTTCCAAAGACATTCAATACGATTGTCTGTTGTGATTGGTTTTCCTTCTCTTCTCAAATGAGCATCTACAAAATTATCTGCTTCCTTATTTCTTTGAATGAGGAGAATATAAGAAGCAAGAACTTCACTTACTCTACGATTGGTTGCAATAATCTTTGGAGTTTGATGTAAAAACTTTTCAATAGATGAAACATTCTTACACCAACCACGATGTTTATCTAGAATATAAGGTTTCTCTATGTGATTATAAAAGTTTTCTAGAATTGAATTGTAAGTATTATATTGTATCTGTTGCTTATCATAAGTATATTGAATATCCAATTTTGCAAAACCTTGATCAATCCAACAAAGTAAATCTGCAAGTGGTGATGTTGGAGTTGCTTGTAGTTTTGGATGTTGTGAAAGAATTGATCCAAGTAAACTAGAACCTGAACGTGGAAGTCCAGAAAGAAAGAATAATGTTTTCATAATAAAGAATATTGTTTTATTGGTAACTATCTATGTATGTGGTTGCTGCCGTATGAGAAACTCCACTAGAAACTTGTTTCCAATTGGTTCCTCCTGCGAATGTGGTGACTGGGATGGATCTAGTGGTTACTGTATTGTCTCCTAATTGTCCAGCATTATTAGATCCCCAAGTAAATAAAGTTCCTTCCCTAAAAGGTTCAGCAGGCACAAAGACATCATCAAAAGCATATACTACTCCGTTTTCTCTATAGTTATAGAAAGTAGGCATTTTAAAAGACTTCCCAGATATGATT